GGTGGCTGCCAGCTCCTGCGGCGTCAGCCCGTACAGGACGCGGCCGAACTCGCTCGCGGCCTCGTTCACGGCGTACCGCGGGATGCGCTCGAAGACCGCCAGCACCTCGGCGGCCAGGCCAGTCCATCGGCGGTTGATCTGCGCGACGCAGCGGCGCAGGATGCCAGCGGCACCGGTGCGGTCTGTCTTGCTGCCGGGGCGGATCGGGTTGCGGACCCGGGCCGGCTTCATGCCACCTGGCGCAGCACCGGGTCGAGCTGCGGGTCGTCGAGCGGCGTGCTGCCCTCGCCCGGCAGGCCGTCGTCGGCGCGCTCCTCGTAGTCGAGCACGCCACGCAGCTCGTTGGCGTCGAACAGCGGCTCGGCCAGGCCGGAGTCGAACGCCTGCTTCATGGCGGCAGTCATCTTGCCCAGCAGCGTTGCCTTGGCGTCGTCGCCCGGGCTGTCCAGCGGCGGCCACTCGATTTCGAAGGCGCCAGTCTCCACGATGCCGGCAGCCTGCAGCCGCGTCACCAGCTCGACCAGCATCGGCGTCAGTTCGTTGGTCTGCCGCGACTTGCAGCGCGCCACCATGTCGGCCTTGTCCTCGTCGCTGGCCAGGCGCCCGGTCTGCTGGCCGAAGAGCGCCGTGAACGGGATCTGCACCGAGGCGGCGAACATGCAGGCGGCCACTTGCCACGCTGGCTCGGGGTCGCTCACCGTCGTCTGCAGCGCGTTCACGTCGGCGCCCTGCGTGACGATGCTGCTGTCCTGGTTGCGGTTCAGCGCCCGCGTCTGGCCTTCGATGACCTCGCGCACGCTCGACGTGCCCGGTGTGCCGTCCGGGTTCTGCGTGATGACCTGGGGCGATGCGGTCGGGTCGAACTTGAAGTGCAGCGTGCGCGAGCTGTTCTTCAGGAAGCTCTCAGCACTGCCGCCGGTGATCTTCTCGAGGTCGACCAGCGAGTTGAAGCCAGCCTTCAGCAGGGGCACGCCGTCGAGGAAGTCGCCGACGCTGCCCTCGGCCAGGATCTGCACCCGCGTCCAGTGCACGTCAGCCCAGGTGTCTGGGGCGCCCTGCGTGTCGACGCCGCCAGGCCGGCGCATGCGGTACTGCCACATGACCGGCTGGCCGTAGCGCGGGCTGGCTTCGTCGGCGTCCCACTGCGCCACCTTGATCTGGTCCTCGTAGACCGGGATCAGGTCGACCAGCTCCGACGCGCGCTGCAGCGGCTCGCGCAGGGCCTTGCCGTCAGCCACGCGATAGATCAGGCCGGCGTACTTGCCGACCATGTTGCGGCGGTCGAAGTCGCGCAGCTTCTGCCAGGCGTTGATGCCGGTCAACAGCGCGGAGAGCTTCGTCTCCCACGGCGTCTCTTCGTCAGCCTCGGGCGCCTTGATGCGTGGGCGCTCCTGCCAGCACTTGTCGAGGATGCGGTGCACGGCGCCATGCCCTGCCCCGCCGCGCTCGTAGGCCTGCAGGAAGTCGGCGAAGACCAGCGAGGTCTTGTAGCCGTACTGGCCCCAGGCGTTCGGCCGGCCGGCGTCCAGGCTGCCGAAGATGCCGAGGGCTTCCTCGCGGGCGCGGGCGAGCTCGTAGACGGTCGTGTTGATGACGATGGGTTCGGCCATGCCGGGCATGCTAGGGACGGCGGCCGATCTAGGCGAATACGCCCGACGCCGGCGTCAGCAGCTGGTTGAAGGCGCGGCTGGCGGCGTCGACCTGGTCGTCGTAGGTGCCGAACGGGAACGGCCGCAGCTCCTCGCGGAATGGCTCGTTCCAGTGCGCGCGCAGCATGATCACGTTCCCGGCGTTGACCTGGCTGGCGAACGGCGTCGACCGCACCACCTTGTCGCCGGTCTCCGGGCTGAAGTGCAGGCTGTGCCCGGCCAGCAGCTTGGCAAAGGCCGCCACCTGGCCCTTGCCGGCCTGCCCCGGGTCTTGCGGGATGCTCTGCTTCACGCGCCCGCGGCCGTCGGCGTCGGCGGTGTTCTTCATCATGGCGTCGCGCTCGTTGGACTCCATGCGCTCGCGCTTCACGTCGGCCACGAGGTAGCGGCCGTCCGCCAGTTGGCCCAGCTTCACGCCGGCCGTGAAGTCTCCGGCCACCGTGCCAGCCAAGTCCCAGCCGCGGCACCACTGCACCGCACCAGCCGGGATGGCGTCGACGATGCCGATCAGGTCCGGCTTGAAGTGCCCGCCGGACGGCGGCGCCGGGCGCTGGCGGTACTGGCCGGCGAAGACGTATGGCGCCGCCTTCTCCATGCGCTCCAGGTCTTCGACGGTGTGCTTCTCCGGCCACAGCGCCGTGCGGTCCGGGTTCCAGGCCGACAGGCACAGGTGTTCCCACACCTCGCCGTTGCCGCCGGCCACGGGCGGGCCGGCCATGTCCTTGCCGCGGTCTCCCAGCAGCCAGCCGGCGAGATCCTTCTCATGCAGCCGCTGCATGATGACGATGATCGGCGTGCGCGCCGGACTGTTCTTGCGGCTTTCCAGCGTCGTCTGGAACCAGTCGATGACGCCCTGCCGAATCTTGTCGCTGGCCGCTTCGTCGGCCTTGTGCGGGTCGTCGATGACGATGGCGCCGCCGAAGCCGGGCCGGTCCTTGCCGGCACCGAAGCCGGTGATCGTGCCGCCGGCGCCGGTGGCGTACATCACGCCGCCGGCCGTCGTCTTCCAGTGCTGCTGGGCGTCGCTGGCCAGGCGCACCGCCGGGAAGATCGAGCCGTAGGCCTCGTGCTGCACCAGGTCGCGCACGCCGGCGCTGTTGTTGCCGGCCAGCGTGCCGCTGTAGCTGACATGGATGAACTCAGCGTCCGGCACGTGGCCCAGCGACCACGCAATGAAGTTGACGACGGCCAGTTCGGTCTTGCTGTACCGCGGCGGAACGTTGATCACCAGGCGCGTGCACTCGCCGCGGTAGACGCGCATCAGCGCGTCGCAGATCAGCGCATGGTGTCTGGCCTCGCGCCAGCTATATCCCTTGCGCTGCAGGAACATCCAGCGCGCGAAGGCGTAGAGGTCATCCCGGGCCCGGCGACGCTGGCGCTCGAGCAGCAGCGCCAGCTTCTCACGGTTTGATGCCATGCCGGGCCAGCTCGGCGGCCAGTTCCTCGTCGGTCAGGTCGCGCGTCTGCTTGGTCTCGATGGGACCGCCCCCGCGGCCGGTGAGCTCGACCTTCGTCGGGTAGAAGCCGGCGGCCTTGCCGCGGTTCTCCTCAGCCTTCACGGCTGGCGTGAAGTCGCCGGCCTTTTCCGCTGCCACGCTCAGCGCGTTCAGGCGCGCCAGGTGGGCAGCCAGCGTGAAGACAGCCGAGTCGGCGGCCCTGGCCTGCAGCTCGGCGATTCGCGCGCGGACATCATCACGCGCCGCGATCGTGGAGGCCTTGACGTGCACGGCCGAGCTCTTCCAGTCGGCGGCGTGCGGATAGGCCTCGACAAAGGCGTCGCTCTTCGAGCGGCCGGCCACCACCTCCTGAGCAAAGATCTCGTGCCGGCCGTTCTTCAGCGGGCCCGGCCCGGTCGTGCTTTCAGTCGTCATAGTCGCCCTCCCCGTCCCACTGCCGAACCTTCTTGCCGCGCGTGCGCGCCTTCTTGCTCGGCTTGGGCGGCTTCTGCCGGGCCCGGCGCTGGCGCTCGGCCTCCTCCTTCGCCTCGGTCATGCGGTCTGCCGGGTAGCGGGCCCCGGTGACGCGGACGACCGCCCCTTCGCGGACCACGGCGGGCGACGGGCTCGATGCTACGAACCCGGTCGCGGCGCCGAAGCGACCCTGTGCCTTCATGCCCTTCACGCTGGCCACCAGCGCCGCCATGCCCCAGATGCTGGCCACGGCAGCGGTCTTCGGGGGCGGCAGGCCGGCGGCCGGAACAACCGAGCGTGTCGGGAAGTCCCACGGGGTATTCACCTCGTCAGCGCAGGCGTCGGCGTCGCCGCCGTCGTCAACGGGTGGCGGCGGCGTGGCGGGGCGCTGCATGCAGATCAGGGCCGGTGCTTCCACAGGGCGCGCATCGTCAGGCCTCCACCCGGCTGACGCGATAGGTCACGCCGAACAGTTCAAGCCGGGCGCCGACGCGGGCGTCGACAGGCGTCGGCCATTCGGCGTGCCTGGCCGGGTCATAGGCCAGGCGCACCGGGCTCCAGTTGCCACGGCCTGCGCGACGCAGGATCAGGGTCACACCCACCTCGCGCGAGTCGCCAGCACGGCAGCCTCGATCAGCGTCATTTCCAGCGTGCGCATGATCGCCGACCGTGTGATATCGACCGTCTTGGGCGTGATGCACATCATCCCCGCGATCTCGGCGGACTGGTAGCCCT